TTATGCCCAAAAGATCGAGCGCCTTGGGCGTATGGTTGCGCCATTTATGATGCGCGAAGTTGCCAAAAATATTAATAAGGTGGTGTTTGAAAATGGAAGTTCCTAATAACTGGACGTTTAAATCAGATACTATTGCCGAAAATTTCGACGAACACGTATCTGAACAGCTTCCTTGGTACCGCATGGCTGTTGATTTAACCGCCCATATAGCGCGTTGCTACTTGGGAGACAATTCGATACTGATCGATCTTGGATGCAGTACTGGCGCCATTACGCAAGCATTGAGCAGTACAATTGAGGATAGATCGATCAAATGCTGCTCAATTGACAACTCAGAGCAGATGATCGAGAACTTTCAAGGCGTTGGCTTGGCCAAATGCGCTGATATGCTTGATACCGAAAAGCTCCCAAAATTCGATGTTTGCGTAATATTTCTTGCTCTTATGTTTACCGACGTTAAACAGAGAGCAGAATTTCTATGTGCACTCGAGAAAAAGGCCAATCCAGGCGGCTGTATAATCATCGTTGATCGGTTTATTCCCCTCGATGGGTATCTTGGCCTCTCAATCAGTCGTATGTCGATAAAGAACAAATTCGACGCTGGAGCCAAGCCAGATCAAATAATCAAGAAAGAGCTATCGCTCTGCGGCGTTCAACGCCCCTCTGACCATGCATTAATGATTGATCATGGTTTTAAACAATGGCTTCAGGTGGGTGACTTCTGTGGATACGCAAAAGAAACCTAAAAAGAAATATGATCGGCTCAACAAAACCCAACAGAAAATGGTTGAGGCGATGCAAGCCGCTTGCGGTAATGTAACTCTTGCCAATCAAATGACCGGGATCTCACGCCAGAACCATTACAACTGGCTCAAGATCAATTCAAAATATAAAGAGGCTATCGATGGCGTATGCGATAAAAACGTCGATATAGCTGAATCAAAGCTCTTGATCAACGTGAAAGATGGCAAGGAGTCATCAATAAAGTTTTTACTTGAGCGACAAGGCCAACATAGAGGCTACGGCCGCACTGTTGAGAAAGCCGATATCGATCTCAAGTCAGGCGACGAGCTCACGAGACTCGATAACATTACGCAAGCACTCGCTAGCGGTAAAATATCCTTTCAATTAGCCGACCGGTTAATGAAATCTATTCAACTTAAGGTCGATTTAAAAGATCAGATCGAAGTACAGGATCGACTAAAACGTATTGAGGAAATGCTTGATGGCCAAGATAAATCTTAGTCATAAGCGTTTAGAGGATCTCGAAAGACGCGCCAGAGCAAGAACAGGAAAATTTGAGCCGGCTATATTCGGAATATGCAACCTCGATGGTAATGTTATCAAGTGTATGTGCTACGGTGGTGAGATCGTTGAGCGATATCAAGAGAAAGGCCCAATCAAAATCGACACATTTATTCCAGAGAAGCTGGAAAAGATGCTGTTGCCAAGGCGTGAAAAACATATCTATGGAGGTCGCGGATCTACCAAGACAAGAACAGCCGCGGCCATATATACAGAGGCTGTCAGATATAATGATGCTAGAGGTGTAGTTTTCAGGGAGTATTTGGAAAATATCAGATCATCTTGTTATCAGGAAATAGTTGACGAGGTAAATCGTCGCGGTCTAAATGGCACTCAAATGAAAGTCACCGAGCGTTATATTGCCTCGATGATTGGTTCTGGCTTCACACGCTTCAAAGGCATGCACAACAATACGAACGGAATCAAAGGTGAGGCAAGTGCGACTATTGCGTGGCTTGAAGAAATCGAGAATATGAGCTTGATCAGCTGGGATACTTTAGAGCCTACCTTTCGTGTCGATGGATCTGAAATATGGTCAACATTTAACCCTAGATCTGAACATGATCCCGCCTGGACAGAATTGATCGAGCCTTATCATAACAAAATGGTTGACGGTATTTATGATAGTGCCGATGATCCGGATTACGATAGCTCTCGTGGTGATGTACTCGTTATAGAGATCAATCACGATGACAACCCATGGTTCACTAAAGAGCTTGAGCGATCAATGCTCAAGATGAAAGAGCGTGACTATGATCGTTATCTTTGGATTTGGGAGGGTAAATTCAATAAGAAATCTAATGAGCAAGTCATGCATGGAAAATGGGAGGAGGCAGAATTCGATATCGACGCGGCCTGGGAACGCCAACCTCTCGGCGCTGACTTTGGTTTCTCTCAAGATCCCTCGACATTGATCGAAATGTATATCGATACAGAAGAGGAAATTCTTTATATAAATAATGAGTGTTGGGGAATTGGCGTTGAACTCGATGATATGCCAGACTTCTATGATGAGATAGAGTGTTCACGCGATGAAGAAATACTTGGCGATTGCTCAAGACCAGAAACAATAAGCCATATTAGAAATAAAGGTTTCTATATCGAGCCCGCTGAAAAGTGGAAAGGTTCGGTCGAGGATGGTATAACCTACTTAAGAAGCTTTAAAAAGATTGTGGTCCACCCTCGCTGTATTGAGACTTTAAAAGAGTGTGAATTGTATAAATACAAGACCGATCCGCTGACAGAAGAGATTTTGGCTGTTATCATTGACAAGCACAATCATTGTTTCGATGCGATAAGATACGGCCTTTCCAAACAAATCCGACTAATGCAGAGCTTTTTCGATGTCTAAAATTAAAAGATTATGGGGGCTGGTAAATAGTCCTATCTCACAAATTTTTAAACCATTACCCGAGCATGTAACAGCCTTTGAAGAAGAATCCAGCGATGGCTTTTGGGAATCAGATGGAAAGGTAGAATACAGCTCACGATCTCACAGAATCGAAGACAGTCTCGATAAATCCCCATTTTTTAAAACGCCTCTCGATTTCGTTCAGCATGGCAATATGCCAGCTTCGGTTATGGATGGCTTCAATGGCACATTAAACGCTTTTACTATTGGCAATAGTCGCGCTGGTGAAGTTCAAATGGAGTGGTACACCAATAACGGATTTATAGGGCCACAGGCATGCGCTATCATCTCTCAGCACTGGCTAGTCAATAGAGCGTGTACAATGCCAGGCGAAGATGCTATTCGCAATGGCTATGCTGTAGAGGGATGCGGCGACGATCTACCACCAGACATTATTCAAGATGTTCGCGATCTCGACGAATATTTTCATATCAACGATCACATGAAAGAGTTTAGCCAAATGCGCCGGGTGTTTGGTATTCGTATAATGCTCTTTGATGTGCGATCTAAAGACAAAAAATATTATGAGAAGCCTTTTAATCCCGATGGTATAACTCCAGGCTCATATCAAGGCATTATACAAGTCGATCCTTATTGGATAACGCCAGAACTCGATGGAGAAGCAGCTGGTAACCCGGCCTCCCCTTTCTTCTATGAGCCAACCTACTGGCGTATTAATGGCAAGCTATACCATCGCTCTCACTTGATAATCAATCGATACGCCAAAGTGCCTGACGTATTAAAGCCCAATTATATCTATGGCGGAATACCGTTAACTCAGATGATCTATGAGCGCTGCTATGCTGCTGAACGATGCGCCAATGAAGCACCAGAGCTATTATTAACAAAACGCCTTTGGGTTATCAAAACCAATACAGCAAAAGTTTTGCAAAATATGGCTGCGTTTATAGAGCGTATAGCAATATTCACCGGGTTTAAAAATAACCAAGGCTTACACGTAATCGATAAGAGTGAAGAGATCGAGAAGCGTGAGACAACGCTCAATGACGTTCACGAAGTTATCGAGGGCCAGTATAGTATCGTTGCGTCGATATCCAAGATCCCTGAAACAAAGCTCTTGAGCAAGCAGATAACCGGCATGAATAGCGATGGCGATGGTGACCGTCGTAATTATACCGATGTGCTCGAAGATGAGCAGATCGTATTAGATCCAGTATTGAATCGTCACCACTTGTTATTGATGAAGTCTCATATCGAGCCTATGCGTAATTTTACTGGCCGAATCATGCACGTATGGAATCCGGTCAACTCGCCTACTCCTAAAGAGCTTTCTGAAATACGCAAAAACGATTCAGAGACAGCTTCGAAATATGTCGAGCTTGGTGTCGTATCACCAGACGAGATACGCGATAAAATTATCAAAGACAAAGATAGTGGCTATTCGCTTGATGCTCCGGTAGAGAGTGAAGAAGTTGATTATGATGATTTTGTTATTCCAGAAGATGACGAAACAACGCTGCCAAACTCTAATCCGCTTGGTGGACCAACGATAACAGTATAATGGCTGAAATACTCGAAGGGTCGCCATTACGTTATAACGTCGGCACCCAAAGCAAATATGAAAAAGAGATCAATCGCCGCCTGGTTAATCCTTTGATGAAGGAAACCGAAAAGGAGGTGAATAATCTCTTTGATGAGTTTGCGCTTGGCCTGTTAACTTTTCCGGTACTCAATACCAAGTCACGAAAAATACTCAACAAGATAGAAAAAAAATATGGCGTTATTTTCAAGATACAAGCTGAGAAAATAGCAAAAGCGTATGTGCGAGACATATCAAACTTTTCCAAAATTGGCGTTAAAAGAAATCTCAAGGTATTATCTATAGGAAGATCAACAGCTTTCAAAGAAAACAAAGGAAATAATACTGCTATTTACAAGACTGCTGAAAATGATCTACAGTTAGTCATATCTGGAATACTTGCGTTTTATTTGTACAAGGTACG